GTTCAATAACAACTGGTACTACACGAGTAACAGCATAAAAAGCATTATCCGTCAATTGGCGTTGCCATGCCGAAAAACGGGGTGACCAACGAAAACCGTTATGTTTGAGATTTGAAATAACATCAGGCCGTGGTTTTGTATCAAAAACTATCTGAACTCTATCTTCGGAGTAATTCTTAATTACCCGGCCACCATCAAAAAGTATTTCCACATCTTTTTGGTTCTCTTTTTCTGCCTGTTTTGATATAGATTGATTTGCAAGTTCAGCGAGTTTCCAGAATTTATGGCGATTGGTAAAAATTGGTTTAACTCGACTTTCGTTTAAGGATCTGACATATTCAATCGCTTTGTTCATCAAATCGACCTTTCCGTTTCTTGCAATCGTTTCCAGCTTATTATATAAATTGGTTGGTAAAAAATGCTCATCGATCATTCTCTTTACACGCATCCACTCTTCCTCCGCTTTCTGATCTTCCGGTTTTGCCTCCTCTATCCTTCGAGCTATCGACTTGAGCGCTTTTTCTCTCCACGCTCTAAATTCATTGACAGCATTGTCATAGTAATTATTCATCTTCTCATTTCGTCTTGACGGAAAACGGGCTGGCCCTGTTATCATGGCGCTCATTATACGAGAATGCTTATTGAACAATATTTGAACCCATTCTTTGTACTTAGCTATATATCGCTCTCTTTCTTCTTCCGGCATTGTTTTTATATCATCATTGAGCTCTTCTTCGTACATGCGTATGTGATACGATCCACGTTTCTCCGGACTGAAACTTGTAGCATAAAAAGCATCGCAAGCGCATTTCCAAAACTCCTCAAGGTTTACCTCATATTTCCACTCTACAACCGACCAAAGACCTAAGTCTTTGTCATTAATAACAACCGCCTCATTATCGGAAATACGGACTGCAGTATGCGCATAGTCGCAACGCATTAAATTATCACTCAACTTTTTACCTCTCCAGTTAAAAAGCCATTCACCCTGTTCCGGGTTTGCTATACTCACCACCTTAAGTGCACGGTGATAGTTCTTTTTTGACAGTAAAACTTGTTCGGTATTACCGGTCTGTATTTTATTTTCTTGCATTATAGTTTCTTGTTTTTAAATATTTACACCTTATATTTCCGTTCAAAATCATACTTCCTAAACTCATGGTACGCTTGTTCCAATGTTTTAGAAGTCCTATCGCCTTCCGGTATATCCCAGCTTTTGGAATTATTGATACTATCATCCATGGCCATAGAACCCCTTTCTTTCTCATACCGGCCAAGCCATTCTAAAATAACAGCCCCGTCTATCCGATCATAAACCTTTCCATACAATCCCTTTTTCGCCCGATTAAAGCATAGCTTGAAATCATCAGGCTTAAAGAAATAAAATTCCTCGATAATCAAATCAGCCGTCTGAGCAGCTTGAGTATCTTTCATCGTCTTTCCGACATTGAAAAACATAACTAAGTCAATGATTATGTTTACCATAAATGCCCGAAGTTTCATTTCTCCGAAATTTTTGTTCATTACAGCAATGGAACAACTCGGAGATTGAAATACATCATTAACCGTTTTCGGGTGTAGGGCTTTGTAATATGGCATCGGCAAGGCTCCTAAGATGCTCAAGGCTTGCTCTGTTGTTTTCGGCATTAGTTCTGCCGGCAAGACTCCTGTTGTCGGGTCTATGCTGGCCGGAAGCTGTATTGCTTGTTGCTTGTCCATTTTGATATTTTTCTAAGTCACGCTTCGCCCATTTACGGAACGTGAGGTTCGCACTAACGTATTTTTTGAGCAGCTCTCGATAATTGTGCATCGAGACAAGAGTGTCCTGGATTAACTGAAGCGGGAAATCTCGCTTTATCCGTTCGAATTGTTCTTCCGTAAACGGCTCTTTCAGTTTAGCCACACTAGGAGCATTCGCAGCAATCCATTGCTTGAACTTTTCAAAATTCTCATTCTTGGGTTTCTCCGGTTCGGGGTCAGGGTTGCGCGTGCCTACGCGCGTATAACCCTCCTCTCCTTTCCAATCCTCTCCTTTACTCTCCTTTCCAGCAGGAGGATTCTCGATTGTTCCCGATTGTTCGGGAATATTCTCGAATGTTCCCGGATTGCTTCTATTTTTGCCCGAAAGAACGTTTTCTATCACTTCTGCCGGAATTTTCGACTTTTGCGGTTTGTCGATGCGCTCACTGGAAAAGTCCATCACGTAGTAGCTTTTGTTCTCGAATGTAAAAGGTACAAGGATAGAGTTTTCAATCAGCTCTTGCAGCCATCCAGAAACCTGCTGCTTACGAATATCTTCGCGGGCAGGAAAGACTTTCGACTTAATGATAGTCTCATTAGCTAAAATGACACCGCTATCATCAGCAAAGTTTTTCATGCCTATATAAAGCAGACAAGCCGGAAGAGATACGTTCGAAAACCTTTCATCTTCCCAAAATTCCGGTACTATAGTTCTAATTCTTGGCATTTTTACGCTATCATTTTCTGACGAATCAGGTTCATATTCTTCTTCACCAGTTTTACTATCTGGTCGTGAAACTCACTTACGCCATTGCAAACGGCCCGAGACTGGACGATATTCAGCGTCTTCAAATTCACCTCTATCGTCTCGATACGTTTGCCACCGGTGTCCTTTGCTGACAGTATCAAACGATCCGGCCGATTGTAATATCCGAGTTTATACACGCAGTGATGCATAGCCTTGCCTTCTTGATAAAACTGGGTAATACTCTCCAACGGGCAAATGACTATGTTACCATCCGTGATTTTCATTCCGAAAAACTTTTCCATCCGTTCGTAGAAGCCGGCTATATCCTTCATGAGCTTTTCACGCCTACGGATAGCTTCCACACGATCCCTATCCTGTCTCAACTTGGCTTCACGGGCATCTTTCTTTGCCAATAGCCTATCGTGCGCGACCTTCAAGTTCTTAGGACATACATAATGGGCATTACGCAAGTCTTTACCGAAATAAGCCAATAAAGACATATAGTCTTCCCAGAGGGACGCATCCTTGATAATATAATGGTTACGGTTGCAAATATTGAATGATGGCTTATAACGAAGCTGGGAAAAGCCGTTTCTATACATGTGCTTCAGCATGGATATTTGCCCGGTCTTGAGGCATAGTTCCGCGTCATTACCTCCTTTCAAAAGGTCACGTATCAACTTAGACGGAGTTACATCCGGGAACAGTCGATTCAGTCCCCGTTTTTTCAATTCCGGAAGTAATTCTTTCCTTGGATAAAGCTCTCCAAATATCGCATATAAATCACCGTAATAATTATATGGGTTACTTCCATATTCACCCTTGATACTAAGAGGGGAACTATACGCAAATCCGTTACGTCCCATATTTATTGGACGGGCTATGATCGTACGTTTTCCGTCTTCACGAATCCATTCTTGAACAACTTCAGTAAAATCATAATACACCGGAGAAGTTCCCCTACGGGCGTTTTTCCAACATAGTATATGCCGGATCACCTGAAACCCGCCTCTCACTTGCAGGATGGACATATACGCCTCCTCATGGTTCTTCTGCTTTCTGCTGACCTTTACATCTAATTGATGGTGGCAATAAGGGCATTCGGTCGTGTCACCCAATTTACTATTACCCGTATTAACCCATATCTCGCCACATTCAGAGCACCACAACTCATTCTTACATTTGTAAGCTACATGGTCGAACACGTGTTCCTTGGCCCATTCCTCCTGCGCCTTTGTGATGGCGGGAAGCTTTTCGCTCAATCCCGCCACCAACTTTTCCAATCTCGTTCTCGGCTTCATATCAAAACAGGCTCATTTGTTGGACACTCTCATCAACCTTCTTCTTGGCCGGCCTCTTTTTAAGCGATCGGTATTGCTCTTCGGTCAACCTTTTGATGGCCGCCTGACGGGCAGCGTTCTTTTCTTCCTCCGTAAGTTCTACTTTATGGGAAGAAGAAACGGAGCTACCGACAGGAACTTTTCCGACCTCGATATTCTCTTCATCATAATAATGTACGGCCATACCAAAAACCTCCGTATCACTCATCACGACAGAGGTTCCACGCTTACGGGCCTCTCCCAAGATATAACGACAACACTCGTCTATACTCTTTTTAGGATTGGCAAGTCTCGGGGCAAACAGAAGATCTTCCGCCGCCCTCTCCTGTAAATATTTCTGGATTGTATCTTTGAACTCTTTCATAACTTACGGGATTGTCATGGGCATTAATAAATAGGTAAGTTCCTCGTTCCCAGATTGGCTCTCCGGAGTTATCAAGATAGCGCGGCTAGGCTCGCTAAAGGAAAGCCTCGTACGCCCGTCATCGATACATGAAAGTATCTCAAGAAGCAACGATCCCTTAATCCCGATCGAGAACTCATTCCCGTTAAAATCGACCTCCAACGTTTCCTCCGCGGAAGTCGAGAAATCTATGTCTTGGGCGAATACGGTCAACTTATCACGAATGATCCTCAAGACGATAAGGCATGAGGCCTTATTGGAGAACACCGATGTCCTTTTAATAGCCCCGATCAGTTGTCCGGTGTCAACAAGCAGTTCCAGCTTATTCGCCTTGGGTACCACAGCTTTCCAATTAGGATATCTCCCCTCCACATTCCGGAACGATATCTCATAGTCATTGAGTATGACATCGGACCAATCCGCACCGACCCTCATTTCCATGTTATCGGAGGAAGCCGGAAGTATCGCCTTCAATACCGAGGCTATAGGACGGCTGATTATAACTGAGATCTTGCCAACCTGTCTATCATTGCCCTTTCTCAAGAATCCCATGCCATGCCCGTCCGCACCGACAAAGCATACGGTCTCCGGTTCCGTCTCAATAAAGACAGAGCTTAGGACCGGACGGATATCATCATTCCCGGCCAAATTTATGACCTTGGATATCCCATTGAATAAATCCTCCGCGCTCAATGACACAGAGTCCAAGACCTCGATCGATCTTTTTCCCGGATAGGTAGATGGGTCATAACCCACCACCTCGAACTTTCCACCATGGTACTTGATCCTTATCTCACGGGTATCCTTGTTGATGATTATATCAATTGGTTGCTCGGGCAGGTTCCTCAGTCCTTCTAATAAGGAAGTCGGGACACAAATAGATATCTCCTCGTCGAAGATGCACTCAAGGCTGGTGGTTATCCGGCCCTCGCTATTCGATCCGGTGATGAATAACCGGCCTTCCCTCGTCTTAAACAAGAAATGACAAAGGATCGGCGTGGATGATTTGGCGGGTATGATCTTCGCCAAAAGCTGCAATCTTGATAGCAGCGCTGTTTTAGAAATAGAAATCGTCATAGTGCCTGTTTTTTTGAAGGCACCCGGTAAGTCTTTGTTTTATGGAAGTTTACAGAAAGAAGAGACCAAACACATATAAACACAAAAAGTTAGATCTCAAACTTTCGTCTAAAATCCAACTCGCTATTTCAACGGCAAAGATAGAGTCATTTTTTTAATCCGCAAATTATTTCCATCTTTTTTTCGTTTTTTTCTTCAAACACATAATCAAGTATCTTGGCATTCAAGCGGTCGATAACGCTAAAATCGGTCTTAACATACCCAGATGTCACCCTATGGGAAGAAGCATGGTTAAGGCAAAAGCCTACTAAATCCAAACTTGCATCGAAATCGTTTTGAGCGAATGTAGCCCAACTATGCCGAAACGAATAGACAGAAATATGAGGAAGGTCGTTTTTTCTTGTTATATCACTTATTCCCTCGTTTATACATTTATTGAAATTCTTACTTGATCCATAAGTCTCACAGAAGTTAAACAGCCTTTTTTCTCCAGCATATTTCTCAAGCAAATGAGATAGCCTATCTGGTACGGCTATCTCTATATACGCCTTGTCATCCCTCCTATTAGTAGTCTTACGTCTGCAGTAACACATCTTTCCGTCTCTAAGGTTCTCTTTTTCCATATAATACAGGTCAGCGGTGTTAATTCCGGCAAGACAAAAAACGATCTCGCACACATCCCTAGCACGATCAGCTCTTGATCCATACTCCGCAGATACCGCAAAAAAATCTCGAACGGTTCTAATGTCCAATGCCCTTTTCTCTGGAACTGTAGGTCTAGGTACCCTCACTCCCCTAAACGGGTTATTCCGTATAAGCATCTCGCCGGTATCATAATTATTATACCGCTCGCATCCAGCCATAAACATTGTCTTGATCCGCTTCGGATAGCCGTGTTTCTTGTACAAGCTATCTTTCATCGAATCTATCCACTCCTTGAATATAGACGATGTAAGATCAGAGAAAAGAATGTCGTCTTTCCCCATATATTCCTCCAAGCGCCTTAACGCAAGCTTATAATTTATCGACGTGGATTCTCTTCCCTCGTTATCCATCTTAGAGGTAAACTCCTCACAAAATTCAGAAAAAGAAGGTGCGCTAGAATCCCTCCTCAAGAAGTCCAGTATCTTTCTGATATCCCAACATTGTATATCTTCACGATTAAGCCGGGACATATACCCGTCAATAAGAATAGAAATATCCTTGATGATGTAATTATCTATTACCTCACCCTTCCGAACAGACTTAGCCTTGCAGACTTTATCTGTTTTTATATATCCTACCTGTCCGTGATGGGTTACACGAATATAAACAGGATATGTATTGTCTTTTCTCTTAGCTCGTACGCAAATTTTGAAATATGCCATAATTTTTACTGTAAACTATTTGTAAATCATTTATGCTATTCATACAAAAAAAACTTGTATGAATAGGGATGTAAGGAGGCTAAAATGAACAAATCCCCTACAGTATCATTACAACAAAGAGCTAATAATCAAGCGGAAAGACTGGGATTCGAACCCAGGGAACAGTTACCCGTTCACCGCATTTCGAGTGCGGCCCGTTCGACCACTCCGGCATCTTTCCTTGTGGTTGACGTGTACAAAAGTACATAAA